TGGTCGTATCTATCTAGTGTTTGTGGACAATGTGATGAACCAGGGACCATTTGATCCCGAGTATCACACCATTTATCAATCAAACCTTTGCTGTGAAATCCTCTTACCTACGAAACCTTTTAAACGCCTGGACGACGATAATGGCCGTATCGCACTCTGTACACTTGGGTCAATCAATTGGGGTGCCTTCAGGAATCCTGAGGACATGCGGCGTGCTTGTCGCATTCTTCAACGCAGCCTCTGTAACATACTGGACTACCAAGACTTCCTCTCGATCCAGAGCAAGCTCTCCAACGATGAAATTCAGCCACTTGGCATCGGTGTTACTAACCTTGCTTACTGGCATGCCAAACGCGGATTCCGCTATGGGGAAAAGGATGCATTATCAGAAGTAAAAAGCTGGATGGAACATCAGGCCTACTATCTAACCGAAGCCACAGTGGAATTGGCCAAGGAAAGAGGTCGTTGCAAAGACTCGGATCGTACTTGGTACGGGCGCGGCGTGTTTCCCTGGGAGCGCCGTGCCTCTGGAGTCAACGAGTTGGCAGATTTTACTCCTGAACTGGATTGGGAACCACTGCGTGAACAAATGAAAGAACATGGTGTTCGCAATGCCACACTGATGGCTGTGGCACCTGTGGAATCTAGTTCAGTTGTGATCAACTCAACCAACGGCATTGAGATGCCCATGAGCTTGATTTCGACCAAGGAATCCAAAGCCGGCTCATTCACTCAGGTTGTACCCGAATATCATAAACTCAAGAACAAGTATCAACTGATGTGGGAACAAACCGACTGCATTGACTATTTGAAAACAGCAGCCGTGTTGGCAGCCTACATTGATCAAAGTATCAGCACCAATACATTCTATTCGCCCAAGCACTTCCCTGGCAGAAAAGTTCCGTCAACCTTGATTGCCAAGAACTTGATGCAGGCACACAAGTGGGGTCTCAAGACACTGTACTACAGCTTGATTGACAAGCAAGGTTCCAAGTCAGTGGAAGAAGATCAGGTAGAATTGGCGCCAGCATTGCTGCAAGATGAGTTTGATGATGCTGATTGCGAAGCATGTAAACTTTAAGGAGCTAACAAATGGCCTATTCTACACAAGTGATAGATCACTATGAGAATCCTCGTAACGTTGGTTCATTTGATAAAAGTGATCCTGACGTGGGTACTGGTATGGTGGGTGCACCTGCCTGTGGTGACGTTATGAAATTACAAATAAAGGTTGATCATGCTACAGGTATTATTACAGATGCTCGATTCAAAACGTACGGCTGCGGCTCGGCAATTGCAAGCTCCAGCCTTGTCACAGAATGGGTCAAAGGAAAAACTCTCGACCAAGCAGCGAGCCTCAAGAATAGCGAAATTGCTGAAGAGCTTGCGCTACCACCTGTGAAAATTCATTGCAGCATTCTTGCTGAAGATGCCATCAAAGCCGCAGTAGAAGATTACAAAAAGAGGAATGCGCATTGAAAAAAAAGATTGCAGTAGTCGGAGCAGGCATCACAGGTCTTTGCTCCGCTTATTATCTTGTTCGCGAAGGATATCATGTCACTGTGTACGAGGCAGAACGTTACGCAGGCATGAAAACCAGTTTTGCCAACGGGGGACAAATCTCAGTTTCTAATTCTGAAACTTGGACTACCTGGAGCAACATCAAAAGAGCTGCTCGCTGGCTGTGGCGTAAAGATGCACCACTGCTGTTAAAACTGCGTTGGGATTGGCCCATGTGGCGTTGGTTGGTCAAATTTTTGCTGGCCACTGTGCAAGGCAAACACAAAGCCAATACAGCCAAAACAATTCGCATGGCCGTACAAAGTCGAGACCTGTATCAAGAAATTTGCACACAAGAAAATATTGCAGATTCAGACTTTGACAAGTCTGCGTCGGGCATTTTGCATTTTTATAAAACACCCGAGTACTGGGAACATGCCGTTTCCGTACACGATCTCTATTTCAACAACGGTTGTGAGTGGGATCTGTTGCACAGCGAAAAACAGGTAAAGAATGTAGATCCAGCACTGCGAGATATTAAAAATGTAATTGGTGGTGTATGGACTGCCAGTGACTGGACCGGCGATATTCACAAGTTCTGTTATCAGCTGGCAACAATTTTGGAACGCAAATACCATGTGCGTTTTTGTTATGAAACACCAATTGAACATGTTGCTGAACTAGATCAGTTTTACGATGCTGTGGTAGTGGCCAACGGAGTGGGTAGTACTGAGTTGGCTCGCACCGCAGGCGACAGCATTGATGTTTACCCGATCAAAGGCTACAGCATTACCATCAACAACGTGGATCCTGCATTGCTGCCGCGTGTGAGTTTGCTGGATGATCAAGCCAAAATTGTCACATCCAGTTTAGGCAATAGATTCCGCGTGGCTGGTACCGCTGAACTCACTGGCGAAAACTACGACATCACACGCAACAGAATCGAACCGTTGTTGGCCTGGGTGCACACCAACTTCCCCCAAATCAACACACACGATTACACACAATGGGCATGCCTGCGTCCCATGACTCCGGACATGATGCCCATTATCAAACAGAGTGCAAAAAATCAAAAAGTGTTTTATAATACTGGTCATGGACATTTGGGATGGACACTGGGGCCGGTTACAGGTTGCGACCTAGCAAAATTGGTCAAGGAAAAGGTATGAGCTCAAAACAATATAATCTATCAACAAAAACAGACTATCTCTCACGCAAGATGTTCTTGGACCCTGCTGGTCCAGTGACCATTCAGCGATTTGAAGAAGTCAAGTACAACAAACTGGCCAAGTTTGAACAAGAACAACGTGGTTTCTTTTGGGTGCCCGAAGAAATTTCGTTGACCAAGGATGCCAACGACTTCAAGGAAGCATCCGAAACAGTGCGTCATATTTTTACCAGCAACCTGCTGCGTCAAACTGCCTTGGACAGCTTGCAGGGTCGCGGACCCAGCCAAATCTTTACACCAGTGTGTGGTATTCCTGAACTGGAAGCACTGATGTATGTGTGGACATTCTTTGAAACCAACATTCACAGTCGCAGCTATAGTCACATTATTCGTAACATCTACAACGTGCCCAAGGAAGTGTTCAACACTATTCATGACACTCAAGAAATTGTGGACATGGCCAGCACTGTAGGAGATTACTATGATGCTTTGCATAAACTCAACAGTTTCAAAGAAGTAAATCCCGAGCTGGTAACTGAAAAAGAACACATCAAAGCAATTTGGTTGGCTCTGCATGCCAGCTATGCATTGGAAGGTTTCCGCTTCATGGTCAGCTTTGCCACAAGTCTTGCCATGGTAGAAAACAGAATCTTCATTGGCAACGGCAACATCATTAGTTTGATTTTGCAAGATGAAATCTTGCACCGAGATTGGACTGCTTGGATGATCAATCAGGTTGTCAAAGAAGATCCGCGATTTGCTCGTGTCAAAGCCGAGTGCGAGGAAGAAGTCTATGCCATGTACATGGATGTTATCCGTGAAGAAAAGGCCTGGGCAGACTACTTGTTTAACAAAGGTCCAGTGATTGGTCTCAATGCTCAAATTCTCAAAGACTTTGTGGACTACACTGCATTTGGTGCACTCAAAGAGATTGGGATCAAATACAATCAATCTCACCCAAAAACCACACCTATTCCTTGGTTCAACAAACACAGCAATACCAGCAAGAAGCAAACTGCATTGCAAGAAAATGAATCAACTAACTATGTGATCGGCGTAATGACAGATCATGTAGACTACGACGAGTTACCAAACTTATAAGGAAAAATAAAATGAAAGCTATTGTATGGAGTAAGTATCACTGCCCCTATTGCGATCAGGCAAAAGCCTTGCTGACCCAACAGGGTATTGAGTTCGAAGAGAAAAAAATTGGTGACGGCTTTACCAAAGAAGACTTGTTGGAAGCAGTTCCAAATGCACGTACTGTGCCGCAGATTTTCCTTGACGGCCAACTTATTGGTGGTTTTACCGAACTCAAACAACATTTTTTAAAGGTAGCATGATGCTAGAAGTAGGAAAAGTTTACACGTTCAAGTTGAACAGCGGCGAGGAAATGATCGCCAAATATTCGTCGGAAACCAATGGCAATTATATCAATGTTACGGACCCTGTGAGTGTGGCTCCTGGACCGCAGGGCATGGGACTGGTACCCAGTCTTTTCACCGGTGATCCACGGCAATCTGTCACCATAAATACTCACAGTATAGCGATGTATACTGAAACAGAAGATGCTGTAAAAATGAAGTATATTGAAGCAACTACTGGCATCAGAGTGCCAGAGAAAAAAATTGTAATGGGATAAACATGCCAGCAGTGCAACGCAGTGGTGATTCAAACACAGCCGGGGGATCAATTAAGGGAGGAATTCCCAATGTGCTGGTCAACGGCGTTCCTATTGCTGTGGAAGGACTGTCGGTAAGCGCACATCCGTTCAAACATTTTAGTCAAAGCACCGGCGGCGGTTCGGGTACAGTGCGAGTTCAAGGTCGCAGAGTAATTCGAGCCGGCGACAAGGACACCTGTGGACATTCAAGACAAGGCGGCAGTGCCAATGTCCGGGCAGGTTAATCATGGCCGGAATCATAAGTTCTGTCAACCTCATTGCCGGTGCAGGACTGCTTGGCAACATCAGTGGTACTCCACTCATTGCTAACACACAGGTTGTTGCCAGCTTAAGCAATTACAATAATGAACCAGTGGTGGTTCAATTTGCCAATGTCAAAACCACAGGCAACTCAGTGTTGATGTCCAACACAATGACAAGCCTGCAGAACTTAAGCAGCAACACATTTCCTGTGGTCACCAATGCCATACCGGCGGCCTATATTCCCACGCTGGGCAACACGCCCCTGGGAGGGTTGTCGGGTGCAGTGACCACAGAAATCAACAATATATTGGGCAACGGTGATCTGGGCAAGTTTGATCAGGTGTTTGGTGCTGCACAAGGCTATGTGATTAGTACCAACCAACTTATCAACAGTTTGATCAATGCCAGCAGTCCCAGTTACGCAGCCACATTCAGTGACCAAGACAATATTATTACCGGAAGCTTGAGTCAAGTAACGCAGGCCTTTGGTGCTTTCAGTGATGACTTATTGGCACTGGGCAATGTGATTGATTTCAATAATCTAGCAGACCTTGGTAGTCCAGAGTCTTTGTTACGTCAAATTTTCACACAAAGTCGTGGCAGTTTTGAATTCAACTCTGCACTCAATGCAGTGGGCATCAATCAAAGCTTGATTGACAACATTGACACAGTGCAACTCACAGACGAACAGCAGCTGGCAGTATATGATGTAATGACCAGAACCACAGGCGCAACATTGATTCAGATTCTGCGTCTGCTAAATGTGACCACTCCCAACATAGTTACATTGGCAGACCTGTTGAATCCGGTCAAGATGTTTCCCAAAAGTTTCATTACACTGACTGCACCCACCAACAACGGACTCAGAGGCATTTATTTAAACAGTCAGGGAACTGTGAACACTGCACTTGAAACTGAATTGCCGGCTAGTGTGCTGTATCAGTTGCAGGGATATCAGATTGTGAGAAACACCTACGAGCAACTGCAAAGAATCATACCGCAAGATCAAGCTCTGGCCAACAAAGCACTACAGGCTGGTCTGCAACAGGTCAAGGCCATTTTCAATGTAAATCAAACTTCTTTCGCACTGTCGCTTCAACAATTGGAAAGCAACAAAGGACTGAACCTGATCAATCAGCTCACAGAGCCTGTGCCGCAGTCTATCATTGATTTTTACAAACAGTCTTATGTGGAAGGATCTGGTCCCAATGGTACACTGTTGTTGGCCGATGTGGTAGGATCTGCTGCCGGATGGACAGTGACAGGCAACATAGCAGTGGCCACTGTCACGCTTAACAGCTTGTACTCAGGAGGTGCATTAACCACTCTGACCAACAATACCAACGGTGTGTTTACAGTGATGCAAAATGCAGTAGATGGCCTTTACACAGATGGCTTTGGTAATGTGACCATCCCAGGTGGCTTACCTGGCGCTGGATTTTACAATGATATCGACGATGCATTTAACCAGGGTTTGATCCCTGCAGCTCAGAATTTGATCAGCAACATAGCAGTGGCCAACAGCAGTGAAGTCACAGTGGCCAACAATGCCTGGAGCAATGTGGCCAATCAACTGTCTCTGGAAACTGTTAATCTGGGTCGTGCTGGTATAATTTTTGCAGATTTGCCTTCTGGATTACTGCCCAATGGTCTAGTGACTTCGTTGGCCAGCTATGGTCTAGAAACTGCCGAAGGTGGCGCTGCCTGGTTCATGGAAAGTGTGGCCAATTTGAACAATCTTGGTGGCCAAGCCATTATTTCCACCATGCGCGAATCACGGAACCAGACTAGACTGCAAGGTGTTGGAGTGGAAACAGACATCATTGTCAGCGATGTAGTACCACAACCACAGGCCACACTGATCTCGGGGCAATACACAGTTTCAGAAGCTGTGAGCCAAAAAACAATATAACTCAAAGTATTACAAAAAAAGTACTACTTTTTTGGCTAGACCAAAAATTTCATTCTTGCTACAATACAGCATGGAAGTTAAAAAATCTCGCCGCCGCAGGCAGGATACCAAGCATGCTGTTTACTGTATCACCAACACTGTGACCGGTGCTCAATACATTGGCATCACTGTGTGTGGTCAGGCTGTGCGTCGCGCCTTGAAGATTCGTATCCAAAAACACATTCGCCGAGCTGTAACTGAGAACAAAGACTGGGCACTGTGCCGCAGCATTCGTGACTACGGTTCGGCCGCTCACACCTATGGCATTGTGGAATTTGTTCGTGGTCGTCGTCCTGCGCATGCCCGTGAACGAGAACTGATCCGTGCTCACGCACCTGCTCTGAACATGTATTAATTGAAACATTTTTGTTGTATAATGCCAGCAAAGGAAACATCATGGCAACCAAAGAAATCGAACTAACACGTGGCGGCGGCAACTTCTATGCTGCCATGACATTTCACTGGATGTTTGTTGCAGTGTTTATAGTACCGGTGCTGCTGGCACTGTTGATTGCGATCCTAAATCCATTTTGGTTTCGATCAGCCATGTTTGACTGGGTAGAACGGGGTGTGAATCGACTGAGCCGTTGGCGCAACTACAAAAAGTATCACATCTATCTTGGCACTGATCCCAAGCTATGGCACACTCTCAAGGGTGATCTCAAATGATTCCCGAACTGTACAAAACCGAAATAATTACCAATGGCATGCACTTTATGCGCAGCATCACTGAGGCCTACGGGGCCGACGAAGGTATGCGGCTTTGGGATACTATTGCAAGCACACTGGATCCTGATATCAAAGGTCAAATTTTCATGGCCATGATCACTGGCGAGTACAACAGTCGTATCACTATCAAAGGCATTGAAGAGTGGGCCAACGCTGTGGCTTGCATCAAAGAAATTCGCACATGGACGGGCGTTGGGCTCAAAGAAGCCAAAGACATGTATGACAAACTCAAGTACTCTGGTCCCGCTGCCACAGTGCAAGTATTAATCAATCCCAATGATTATAACCGTGCTGTGCTGGGTCTGCGTAAAGTGGGGTTTCGGACATGAAAGCAGCGGGATGGATTGAGAATGGAACAGTACGTTGGCTAGGTCAAGACCAGCCCCCTGAAAATACCACGCTGTTTGTGGAAGTACCAAAAACACCAGAAGATCGTGAGCCCATTGGTTATACGCTGGAACCCATCTACGAACCGCGGCGCGGCACATTGGTCACGCAGGCCTTTGTGCTGTGTTGCAGTTGCGGCGGCGCTGTGTCCAGCACAGGCGGCCCTAGATACAATGCAGTGTGTTTGAAGTGCATTGAGAAATTGGATTTGATCAACAAGCTAGCCCAAAATGAAAACCACTGAAATTGAAAATCTCAACGAACAGGCTCTGGCGGATCCACAGCCCGGGGACTATTGGCAGGAAATGTTTTGTCCCTACTTTGTGGTAGTGCAGGTCAACGGATCCGAAATCACTGTGCTGAGTTGCTTGGGCGGCCCCAACTCATATGACCGCAAGCACGAACCCAACGCACGAATCGACAACAAAGACAACACCTGGAGTTTTGACTACTCCAAGAGCATGGCGGTTGATCGGGCTTGGATTCGCAACACAGTAACCTACGGCACCATTGACGGCTTTGTTGCTGATGTGGTGCGCAGCGACAAAACTCGAGCCATTGCAGATGAATGGGTCAAGTATCGTGCAACTCGGCTGCTGGCGGAATTCAAAGCTCTGGGACCAGCAGCCACCGATTATCTACTACAGAAAAGCTAGACATGAAAACTTTGCTGGCCATTTTTGGCGGATTGATTCTGACTCTAACTGTGCTGGGCGCTGTGGGCGTGGGGCACTTTAGGCTGTACTACGGCCCCGACAACTTTGTGTGTACTAAACAATCTGAATAGTAGTACTCAAGTACTACTTTTTTTCGGTTGACCCGAATTTCCCATTTTGCTACAATATTGACATAGCGTAACAAAACAGGAGCTTGAAATGTTCGTAGTTTTCCACACTGAATTCCCGCATCAAGACAAGCGTTATTTCAAGACCAAGGCAGGTGCCAAGCGTAGTGCGACCTGCAGTAACCGAAATGCAGGCAAGTTTGTCTACAACTTTGTGGAAGAATCCTGGTTCGAACTCAAGTACGGTCCGGTTAAAACGAAAGTAGTAAAAAGTCTAATGACCGGTGAGGATGTTGAAATCGCCGAAGATACCCCGTGGTGCTGCAACCCGGCTTCGGAAACTTACTGGAGCATGTGACATGGACAAGGTCGTTGCCAACAATCCTGCCTTGTTTCGACAGTACATGAGTGTTCCGCGAGTGGATCTCAAACTGTGCGAGTTTGACAAGAGCCGCAAGGTTCTAAAACTTGCCAGTGAATTCATGGGCATGCCCCGTGAGTTTTTTGTGCGCAGCCACCACACCGGCAAAGAAGTGCGTTTTGTTGCAGTGGGCCCCGAAGATCTACTGTACGACCAAGATCAGTGGGACGGCGAGCAGCAGGTTTATCGTCCTGTAGGCAATGTGCCCAATGTGGATCACATGGTTATCTATCACGCCTGGTAATTGACATGAAAGAATTAATCATTGTCAGCTTGTTTTTATTTGTGGGTTTTTGGATTGGTGACTTCATGGTGTGCTACAAAATGCTGAACCCCAAGGTAGAATGGTGCGAGCCTGTGATTGCCAAGGTTAGAGAATTTACAAAATGAACGGACAAATTCGAGAACTGGCCCACAACGCAGGTCTATATGTGGATCTTGGGCATACTGTATATCCCAGAGCCATGAGTGCCGAAGAGTGCGAAGCAGCCTACGCAAAGTTCGCCGAGTTGATTGTGAAAGAATGTATGAAGGTTGCTGCATTCAAAGATGCCGATACAAATGTCGTTGGATATATGGCGATATATCGCCTGCAAGGTAGGTCAACAGCAGCACAGATGATTAAAGAACATTTTGGAGTTGAATAGTGAAACGCGAAGATATGAAATTGGAGTACGCATACAACCCGTCTGTGGCCCTGGAAAGCGCAAGTGGCTTGCCCTGCGACCACAAAACAGGAGAGTATGTATTGGCCCCGGACATTCTTGAATACTATGCTCGTATTGTGGCCTATAAGGTAGCATTTAATTTGAAGAATGGACGCAAAATGGATCCAGATCAAGATCCACTGACTTATCTTACATGTGACGGGGACGACGACGAATGAACAAACAAATTCAATCACTGGCTGAACAGGCTGGATTAGAATTTGATGATGATTCGGCGTTAGAATCAGAACCTATCTATTATATCACTCAAAAAGACTTGGAGAAGTTCGCTGAGTTGATTGTGCGGGAATGTGCTATAATTGCTAATCGTGCTGAGAATACCGAAACTGAGACTCGGTGTATGTATGATGTGATTGCTGAACATTTCGGAGTTGAAGAATGAACGAACAAATTCAAGCACTGGCATATGAGGCAGAAGACTATGCCGACAGCATGGTTGACCAAGGCAGTGAGTTTCATCCTGAATATACTAAAAAACTCGCCGAGTTGATTGTTCAAGAATGTTTGACTATTTTGGCTCACAGAAACAACCATGCTGTAATTGTTAATGCCACTCAGGAAATTAAAGAACATTTCGGAGTTAAATAATGATCTTCGACAGCAGCATGGACAAATCAACTGGCGTGGTACTCATGGCGTTTGATGGTCAGCCTCCTACCAGGCAAGAGATCACAGAGTTCTGCCAGCGGCATCATGGCTTTGTACCCGGCAGCTATTTTGTGCACCCCTGCAGCACAGGCTACAGTGGGTTTCTCAGACCAGGCACTGTGCGTTGCCATGTCAGCAAAGATTACTTTGGTGCATCTTTGCAGTCATCTTAATTCAAAGGAAAACATATGTTGGAAAAAATTTACAATTGGTGCATTGAATACCAAGACAATATCAGTTGGTTTTTTGTGGGCATGTTGAGCACGGCCACTTATTATAGCTTGGCAGAGGGAGATTTTGTCATGGCTGCGGTATATGCTGTGCTGGCCTACTTCAACTATTTCGCTACTAAATTTCGCATGCAATAAAGGAAGCGTTATGACTTTCCGGCACTGGGTTCAAGAAAAGTGGTACGAGCATGTTGAAGAATGCTTGGCCTGGCAAGGCTTTGAGCCCACTGCTACTCCGCAGGAATACTTTGCCAAGTACAAGTATTGGCTCAAACGCGAGTATCGTCATCAACACAGTCAATAACTGAGGTCATCGATGGGACTAGATCAATACGCTTACGCTGCTATTCGTGCCGGGCAATATGACGAGTTTTATCAAGCAGCCGAGTGGGATGCAGAACGACAAGACTACAAGTCTAAATCAGTATCCAAACCCAAAGAGCTGGCCTATTGGCGCAAACATGCCAACCTGCAAGGCTGGATGGAACAACTTTGGCTAAAAAGAAACCATACAAGAACCGACAAAACATTCAACAACATCGAACTTGAGCTGACCTGGGACGATATTGACGCACTGGAACGTGCTGTGATCTATGGTCGACTGCCGCCCACTAGGGGATTCTTCTTTGGCGATGGTAACGACGAGTACTATCGTGAGTATGATCTAAAGTTTATCACTGATGCTCGCACTGAATTGTTCTGCGGACTTAAAGTGTTCTATAACTCCAGCTGGTAAGAATTTAAATATATGAATGCAAAAACTTTTGATATCGATCGCTATGAGAATGTTATGGCCGCAGGCTGGATTCGCGACCTAGAAAGCTCAGACAGTCGCATTCACAAAGAGAAGGTGATTGAAAAAGCACTGATGGCAGCCAAGCTGGGCAGCACCGATGCGCAATGTTTTTTGTTCAACTGCTATCAGGCCTACAATCCTTTTTACACATTCAATGTAAAGCAAGTACCCGAGACTGAGGGTTTGACCAATCGATCCAACCCGTGGCCAAGATTTTGGGCCTTGCTGGAAGACCTGCGCACCCGAGGCATTTCGGGCCATCGTGCACGTGATGCCATTCAAGAGTGTGCTGAAGAATTTGACAGCGACGAGTGGAACAATCTTGCACGGCGTGTGCTGATCAAAGACCTGCGCTGCGGTATCTCAGAAAAGACTCTCAACAAAGTGCTAGGCAAAACTGAATGGAAGATTCCGGTGTTCAGTTGCCAGTTGGCACAGGACTCTTCGGATCAACCCAAGAAATTGCGTGGCATCAAGCGTTTAGAATGCAAGCTAGATGGCGTCCGTGTGTTGGCTGTGGTGTCAGGAGGTGCTTGTACACTGTACAGTCGCAACGGCAAAGAGTTTGAAAACTTCCCGCAGATTGCAGAAGCCATTCTTGATCAGCGCAAGGCGTTCCAGTGGGGGCGGGGCACTGGCGGCCATTTTGTGCTGGATGGGGAAATTGTAGGCGAAAGTTTTCAAAAGCTCATGAAGCAGGCACATCGCAAATCGGATGCTGAAACCTCAGGCATGGTGTATCACATTTTTGACATCATTCCCTTGGATGCATTCAAAGAAGGTCACTGCAACCTGCAGCAGCACAAACGCATTGATTGGCTAGAAAGTGCTCGCAACATACTGTCAGATGAGTCTGACTGTTTGCGCATCATGAACGGCTTGGATGTGGACTTGGACACTGCGGAAGGTCACGACATCATGCATCGTTTTGCCGAAGCTGCTGTGGCCGAAGGATTTGAAGGCATCATGATCAAAAGCATGGATGCACCCTATGAGTGCAAACGGTCAGACTTTTGGATGAAATGGAAACCCACTATTTCGGTTGATTTGACTATTGTGGGATTTGAACCAGGCACCGGTCGCAATGAGGGTCGACTGGGTGCTATAATCTGTGAAGGAGAAGACAATGGACGGCTTATTCGTGTTAATGTTGGCAGCGGTCTTAGTGATAGCGATCGCGATGAGTATTGGCGGAGCCGGGATGACCTACTTGGTCACTTGGTTGAAGTCCAAGCTGATGCGGTGACGCAGAATCAAGATGGCAGCTATAGTCTGCGATTTCCGCGTTTTTTGCGATTTAGGGATTTTGAAGCCGGAAACAAACTATGAGCAAAAACAAGTTAGAAATTGATCTTGAAACAGCAGATCGCATAACACTGATTTGCCTTAAGCATCAGCGACAGTATCTCAAAAAAGAACTCAGTGAGTTCAAAAAAGGTGCATACTTGCATCCTGAAGATGTAGCAAACAATACCAGGTTGATTCAAGCTTTGGATACTGTAATCAAACATTTTGGTGATTAAATGAAAATCGGTCTTAGTTTTAGTCGCTGTGTGCGCGACATAGTAGAAGGTCATGTAGACATCGACGATGTATTGGTGATCATTGCTCGCACAGATTTTGATCCCAATGTAGACACAGAGTGGGGCAACATCTGGGCGGGCTACAGTCAGGGCTCTTATCTTAACACATACATGGAATGGGGCAACTCTGATTATAGTGAAGAAGAATTTCGTACAGTGAGCAAGGAATTATGGCATCAGGGCAAATTGCATCAGCCCCGCAAGTTTGGTGCATATGCGCGACGCCTGCCTTACCACTGGCTGGAAACAGTGTTGTGCTCAGAAGATTTAGAAGACAAACCCGCTGTCAAAGATGCCTGGAATAAATTTCAAGTATTGGCGGGCCTGACCAATGTTGATCTGCAAGCTCAAAATAAAAACTTGTCATAAGGTGTAAATATTATGCGCAGATCAGCAGTGAAAAATCAGTTGTACGGTGGCCTACTAGAAATGATGAAAGAGCGCGAATTGTTTTATCGCAGCGATATGAATCATGACTTCAGTCACTGGACCGAAATTGGCAAAGAAGAACTGTTTATCTTCATGCTTGACATGTCAAGGAAAATGTTAAAAGCAGAAAGCGTTGACGACGAAGCCCGCGCCAAAGAAATGGTGTTTAAAACTCTCAAGGACAAAAACTAGTGAAAAAGGTTTTTTACGAGAAAGTTGGACGTAGATATGTGCCTGTTGCTGAGTACAACACTGAAATCATGCACAGCTTTCCGCAGGGCGCATCCTTGGTAATTTGCCAACCCGGGGTACAAAGTTTTAGATACAGCATTGATCCCGACTATGCTGCAATGATTGCTGCTGGTTGTGCAGCCGAAGATGCCATTTGCCAGGCCATTCACGAACAAAGTCAAGCCAGCCCTGTCAAACCGGCGCTGACCAAACGACAACGTGCGGCCTGGGAAGAAATGAAGGCTGCGTTCGGCGACGAAATGTTTAGCATAAATTTTAGCAGTACCAGAGACATTGCTCAAGCTGGCATTCGTGCCATGCAACAGGAAGCCGACAAACTGTTGAAGAACCCAACAGTGAAACAGGCCTACGAACAATTCCTGTTGGTCAGTAAATTGACCAAGGAATCCAACTTAATTTAATCAAAAGGAGACTGTGATGTATTCTACCACTGTAACTTATCGAACAGCCCCAGCCATCAACGAGGCCATGGGGCGTGTTTATTTTCAAATGATGCTGGCTGTGATCATGTCAATGTTTGTGGCCGGCAATGTTGCTGCTAGCCCTGCGCTGCTAAACTTCTTTTTCACTGGTGTTATGAAATGGGTTGTGATTTTTGCACCCTTGGTAGCAGTGTTTGCTATCCCGTTTGTGTTGAACAAGCAGCCGCCCACAGCAGTGGCATTTGGTCTGTTGCACGGTTTTGCTGCGCTCATGGGTCTTAGCATGGCCATGCTGTTTGCAGTTTATACTCTAGGCAGCATTGTCACAGCATTCATGGGTGCTGCTGTGCTGTTCGGTGTGCTCAGTGCGTATGGTTACTTTACCAAACAGAATCTTGACAGCATTGGCAAGTACTGTTTTGTTGCGCTGATTGCCATTATCATTGCCAGTATTGTCAACATCTTCATTGGTTCGTCGGCATTTCAAATGTTGATCTCGGCTGTGGCCATTGTGGTATTCTTGGGTCTCACTGCCTACGACACACAACAGATTAGAGAAAATATCTCCCAAGATTCTGCAGGAACCACAGAGGAAATTATGGGTGCCTTGACCTTGTACTTGAACTTTATTAATCTGTTCATCAGCCTGCTGCAATTGCTCGGCGGCCGTAAGGAATAACATGCCCAAGTCCAAAACTGTACACAGCACTGGCATTTCCAATGAAGAATTGCTAGAGCACTTGAAGTTTACTCCTTGTACCTACAAGATCAACATCTGGGGCTATGGCGGTGAATATGCCATGGGCACAGTGGATCGGAAAATTTACGATTATTTTCGCAGTCGCAGACTCAGTGTTGCGGATTTTTCTTGGGATTCAGATTATGCCACTCAGCACAATATTCCCGAAGAGATGTGGCCATTTGCCCCAGGCAGTTGGTACGAATGCGAGAACATAGGGCATGTGTATGGTGTAGACAAGTCGGCGGGAACCATGCAAATCACAGATGACAAAGGCAATGTTGTGTACGAGCGCGATCTCAACGAGTTGGACGGATGCGATGTCATGCTCAGTACCACAGAAGAAGTATGGATTGACAGCCAGCCTAAGGGCACAGTGGTATTTTTAGGCTACAGCAGCGACAAAGGTAACTTCTATGAAGCCGACATTGAACTTCGTACTCCGTTTGATCCAGAAAAACTTTGTCTTAATCTGTGCGAGTTTGATGGTAATGAAATTGTTACCGGTGTCACATATGATGATATAGAACTAGACAACTACGGCGGAGACACATCGGGCAAAGGTTCTGATCAAGCCTTTTATATTGCAGGCAGCAACGTTGATCACAAAGGGTTCGAACGTTATAGAGACATGGACGACATCAAATACGGATTGACTGAGTGGTATCCTGCCAAAATCAAACCTGTGCGAGAAGGTTCTTACAATGTCAAAACTACAGGTGGCTATGAATATCGTGCCATTTGGAACGGCGAGTTTTGGCACAATGAGTGGGATCAAAACGAAAAACTCAAAGTAAAATTGTGGCAAGGTATTGCCTACAATCCCGACGAGCAAGACCTGCGCGAGGAACTAGATCAAATCTTTTTGGAGTTCGACAAATGACATATTGGACCGTTAAAACTGTAGACAAAAAGTCGGTAGAAGAACACGAGCTGTGGCAAAAAGGTGACATGGTCATCCGCCGTATCACTGGATTTCGTTGGGGATCTTGGACCGTGGAAACCAACGACGACAAACCTCCTGTGCTGTTGCAAACTGAAGGTCCCGGTGGTGATGCCATCAACATGTATGACTACTGCGACGAAAATGTAGAAAACATTGAACTGGACAGTTTAGACGATGGATGGTATGGTGATGTTGTTTGGCCAGAAGACATCAGCGACGAAGAACGCGAGCGACTAGAAGAACTCTGGGACGAAGATGGTTATGATGCCTGGGAGGGCGAAGGTTGGTACAACTACGAAACCGAATGTTGGGCATCTGGGGAACTTGAAATTTCTCCAGCTTGACAATCTGCTGCCAAGACGCTAAAATAGTTTTGCGCATTGGTAGCATAATTGATGGTACTGTGGACTGGGGCGCACAGTCCGTGGCTAACAGAGTAAATCCATTCGGGTGCGACACTGCCCCAGACGAAAGTCAAAACCAACCAGGAAGTTGGGGTAAGCCAAGTGGGGTTCATGCAGTGAAAGAACTTTTTGTTTATTAAAATAGTGACCTCTTTGATATGTCATTGTCCCTTGATTCGCTTAAAAAAACAACTACCGATGCGCACTTTTACACAGTCTGGATCGAAGTAACCACAACCAATGCATGGTATCGTGTAGTACGCGAAGCCAACGAACTCTATGGTCGCAACAACTGGCGTTGCCAACCCAAAACCAAACGCAAACTAGACAATAATTGGCACAAGAAACCTATTCGTATTTGGTTTCGTGTGCCTGATCCACAGTTTGCTACTTGGATCAGTGTTAAACACAGCATAATTGCTGGCGTAGAGGCCAATAAATAAATCTATGCTCTTAAGTTATGTGACATTGGCAGTGGCACTGAGTCTGTCGGTGATTGCTGCCTATTATTCAATTGCAGGCCTGGCCGCAATCTTTGCCGCAGCGGTGATTCCCATTATTATAATGGGTTCTATATTGGAATTGGGCAAAGTGGTAGCAACTCTGTGGCTGCATGAATACTGGCGCCAGTGTAGACTGATCATGAAACTGTATCTGGTTCCAGCCGTGGTCATTCTCATGGCCATTACATCCATGGGCATATTTGGATTCCTAAGCAAGGCACACAGTGACCAAAGCCTGGTCAGCGGCGATGTGCAGGCCAAGATTGCTGTGTACGACGAAAAAATTAAACTGGCCAAAGACAACATAGATGCAAATCGCAAAGCACTCAGGCAGCTGGATGAGGCTGTGGATCAGGTTATGGGTAGAAGTCAAGACGAAAAGGGTGCCGACAAGGCGGTACAGATACGCAGATCTCAGGCCAGAGAACGCACTAGACTACTTCAAGAAATTGCCACCGAACAGAGCACTATTGCCCGCCTTAATGAGGAACGGGCACCTATTGCTGCCGAAGTACGCAAAGTCGAAGCCGAAGTTGGTCCTATAAAGTACATCGCTGCTTTGCTGTATGGCGACAATCCTGAAGTAAATGTATTGGAACGAGCTGTGCGGTGGGTCATAATTGTGTTGGTGGTAGTGTTTGATCCTTTGGCCATTGTGCTATTGCTGGCTGCCACTGAAAGCATGAAATGGGAGAGAGAAAAATCTCGAGGCCCGCCGCCTGACTACGAACCCGACGATGGAGCATTGACCATACAACAACTTCAACAGATACAAGAGTCAGCACCCAAGCCCGCCTATCGAAGTTTTTGGCCTCCGTCTAGTTCGCTGTGGCCTTTTTCGTCGTTTACAAAATCGGCTGACATACCAATTGAACATCCTGCACCTGTTGATTCAGTGCCCACAAACACTGACCCCAATGACACAGAAGACAGCGAAAAGGCAGCAGTCAAAGCCTGGAAAAATGCCAACCCCGGTGAAACCATAAAAAAACAGCGCCAGTTATACAGCGAAGGCAAAATAGATAAATTGCCTTGGGAAAACATGAGTTTACAGGCCGACAACGAGCCTCCCCAGGGCACTATGCGCGGTTTTGGTACTGCCTGGCCTGACAAGCCCATCAAAGGCGATACTTTTTTACGGGTTGATCGACTGCCCAGCGCACTGTTCAAATTCAATGGCAAAAACTGGATTGAAATAGACAAAAATATCAGCGATCAGTACAGCTATGACTCTGCTTATATAGATCACCTGATCTCCAAGCTAAACAACGGCGAATACGACCCTGAACTGTTGACTGACGCTGAAGTTGAACAAATACAACAACGGCTGAAACAAAGCAGCGCCAATAAATAAACTACATAGTTTTAGGGAGATCTATGAAGTTAAGAGGCCGAGCAGTACTAGTCAAAGACGACAATGTGGAAAGAGCATTGCGTAAGTTCAAGAAAAAAATCTCAGAATCGGGGCTGTTGGACGAGCTGAGAGAGCGTGAATTTTACGAGAAGCCCACAACCACTAGAAAACGCAAGCATTCGTCGGCTGTGAACCGCTGGAAGAAAAAAATGGCAGATCAAGAACTGCCTAAAAAACTTTACTGATAAATCTGATCAACAACAGTTATTAACAACTGGTTGTATTCATGGAATGTAAATGTATATTGAATTTACTTTGCCCAACAGTTCTCCAGCAATACACGATTACGATTTGAATCGAGAACTAGATAACTGGTCCCGGACACACAATATTCCTTACAAAGCCAAAATTCACAAATTTAAAAAACGAGTCACATTCGAAGACCCTACAACTTATAGTTTTTTTGCTCTGACCTGGGCACCAAAAGATCAGGGTTATCAGAACTATTTGCTCGATTATCGTTTGATAGAACCAATGAATCGTGTATAATAAATAACAATGTAGCGCCGATGGTCGGGCTACATTATATGTCATACTTGCTTTAAAAGGAGATTATGATGACAAAAACTCTCACCCTTCGTAGTTTTGATATCCCCCAACTGCACAAGTTCGGAATTGGGTTCGACAACATGTTTGACGAAATCATGCGTGTTACTTCGCAACAAACTACAAACTATCCTCCACACAATATTCTAAAGATTGATGAAAACAATTTTGTTATTCAGCTGGCCGTTGCTGGTTTTGCTGAAGGCGAAATTGACATCAACTTGGAAAAAAATGTACTCACTGTCAAAGGCAGCAGCAATCGTGAAAACGAATTTGGTGCCGAGTATGTGGTACAAGGCATCAGCATGCGGGACTTTGAAAGAAGTTTTACACTGGCCGAGTATGTGGAAGTCACTGGTGCCAGCATTACCAATGGCATTTTGTCTATCCGCCTGGAACGCATTATTCCTGAGGAAAAAAAGCCAAAGAGCATTGCTATCACCTACACAAAGTGATATAATAGTGTAAATACAGTGGGGGCCCAGCTCCCACTGACTTCTTTAACTTAAAACGGATAAAAGGATTGAGTATGTCACAAGCTGACGCAGCAACAAAAACAAAAATTAAAATCAACGAGTCCGCCAAAGAACCGTCTTTGTTCAAAGTGATCTATCTCAACGACAACACAACCACCATGGAGTTTGTGGTGGACAGTTTGATTCAATTTTTTGATTATACCACAGAAACAGCACTCAAGATCACACAGGACATTCACGACAACGGTCAAGCCACAGTTGCTGTACTGCCCTATGAAATTGCCGAACAAAAGGGTGTGGAAGTCACAGTGAGTGCTCGCAGTCAAAACTATCCCTTGCAGATTCAGATTGAACCCGACTCAAACTAATAAGTTACAGTGATACGCTTGGGAAAATAAGCGTGTTGACACCATGGCGTGTTACCGCGACCCCTACAGTTGTTGACATACCTGATGCCGTTGATTTCACGATCCACAGGTCTATGATAGTGCCCAAAACACCAGGTCTTGATCTTGTGTTCGGTGTCTTGGTCTAGGGACAGCATGAGATGCGGATTTCCCAGCATGTTGAAACGATGTGTGTCTACCAGTTCTATGTCATGATTCACCAACTGCTGTGTGGGCACTGTATGACTCACAATCACTATTGATTTGACATCACGATGTGTTTGCAGTTTGGCAATGCTGTTGTGCAGGTATTGAGCATCTGATATGGCCATGTTGGTTATGATATCTCCGGTATTTTCATTGCCGCCATAGCGTTGATTATACCAATGTTGTGATTCTTCGGTGTCTAGATTGGGATCAAAGTCATAAGTCCACCAACCATTGACTGCAACCACTGCAACTCCGTTGATGATGACCACGTTGTCTTGCATAAAAACAACATTTTTGAACCTGTCTACATATCTACGCAGATCGCGATAGCTGCTGCCTATGTCATTGACATAGTTACTGTGCTCGTCGTTGCCGTCGATGTAAAATACTCCTTGATAGCATTGTCCAAGATGTTTGAGCGTTTCGCCCAAAACTTTTCTGTCTCGAGTTACATCTCCGGCCACAACACAGTGCGAACTGGTTGGTTGCCCAGTCCAGTTGAATTGATCCCAGGTTTCTACATGCAGGTCGGAAATTAAATCAAAGCTGAATTCCATGATACATATTTAAAAGGATTTGACCATGAACATTATTTTCGGAACAGCAAACGCCGAGGCCATGGCCGAAAAATATACAATTCTAGAATTGGACACTGTGGATATGGGCCCGCCCACCAACACAGTGACTGTTTACTGTGCCGTAGAAAGCATCCCTCTGCTGGACATGCCACGAGTTGCCAGCATGAAAAGTCTGCATGAAAATCTCATGATCGAGTATAGAAAAAAGAATTGGAACTACTGTTTACAGGCTCTGGAACACTTGATGGGTTTTTGGAATCATGAACTTGACACATTTTATGATGATCTTCACAGTAGAATCGAAATATTTGTACAGCAAGATCCCGGCCCAGACTGGACAGGTGTTATCAAAAAATCACCCTAACCGACCTGAATGTGTTTCATACCATTGATTAGCAATGTGAAAATCAGAGGTCAACGGCACAGTTTGCATTGCAATGTCATACCAGTATTTTGACATTTGAAGTTTGCATTTTTCTAATGCTGTATGTAAATTGTTTTTGTATTCTCCAACAACCTGATCAAAAAATTGACTGCTGAAAAATCTTTCATGGTTTCTCTCAGCTATCTCATACAATTGCTGCCAAAGTTTTTGTTTGCTCGTTTTTGGCAGTGAGCACAATCTTTGCATTTCATTGGTGATTGCATGCAGTCTCAACAGTGGATCCTGCTCAAGATCATAACTTTCGTCTATTAGTCCGTCAAAAGTTTCAAAACCATAGCTGCGTAAGTACTGCAAACTACCCTGTGTTGACGCAAGAATAAAAGGTCTGCGGCAGGCAATGGGTCGCAATATTTTTTCTGTCAAATGGTGTTTGGTGCTGTCAAACACTGTTTCCAAGACAACTTCTAACGCACAATTTGCGTAATCTTTATTGTTGTAATCGCCGCTGGCAAAGGACTCGGAGGTGTTTTTTATAAATTGGTATTCAAGATTTTTGTTTTGAATCGCCAAAGAAGAATTGCGAAACTGGTGATATGCGTAGTACAGGCCGTTGTCCATGGCCGAAAAACTGGTTTGACAGTGGGGCACAAGATTTTTTTCCACTAACAATTCACTGAATTTCAAACGATATTCTCTGCTGCCGGACCATGCTCGATTGTAAATTAAAAAATCATGATTGATGTTGTTCAATTTTGGTTGCAATACTTTATCATGTTGTGCAAATCTAAACCAGTCACGAGCAGTCAGCGCATGATTCCAATAATAAACACCAACGAACCCGTTGCGTTCGTAATCGGCTAAATCAGCACTGTTTTGTTCTGAGTGACAGATCAATGTTTTTTCATAAAAGTTAGTAGGTGAAATAGTGCAGCATCTTAGATGGGTTTCTATCAAGGACGGCAGATGTTCGCTGTTTTTTGCCCATCGATCGTAGTAAGCTCTAGTGCTAACAAAGTCTTGAATATCTTGATTTGTATACATGTAATAATCAAGAGGTTCCTGATCATGAAAAAACATATGCGGAGTGGTCAATGTGTTTAGATAACTCAATTCAAAATTTTTGTTATGCAATGCCACTAGATTGCTCAGTTTTTTTGATCCATGCGGATACCAGTGATAAATTATGATATCATCATCTGTTAGGCTACCAAGATAGCTGTATAATCTTTCTAAAGGAATATTCATGAAGAAAATTGGATTCGTTGGAATCGGAAAATTAGGTCTAGATTGTGCCGAAGTCATGGCACAAAAGCACGAAGTTCGTGGTTACGATATTTACCCTAGAACCAGCAACAGTGTAAAAGTTTGCGGCATTGAGGAACTGGTCAACGAAAGTGAGTGGATCTTCATTGCTGTACCTACCCCACACGCAGAAGGTTACGACGGATCTGTGCCTAGCTCACACATGGAGCCGCGAGACTTTGGTCATGACGCTGTGATTGATGCCATCAACAATGTCAACAAGTACGCCCGCGAATCCAAAAAAGTTGTGTTGATTTCAACTGTTCTGCCCGGCACTACTCGTAAAAAGTTTATACCCTTGCTGGACAAAAAACACCAATTCTTGTACAATCCATATCTCATTGCCATGGGTAGTGTGAAGTGGGACATGGTCAATCCCGAGATGGTGATCATTGGCACCGAAGATGGCAAGTGGAACGGAGTTGCAGGTGAACTTCGTGATCTCTACGACACAGTGATGGAAAATAATCCACGCTATGAACTGGGCACCTGGGACGAATGCGAAGCCATCAAGATCTTCTACAACACATTCATTTCGGCCAAGGTTGGTCTAGTAAACATGATTCAAGACTTTGCACTCAGAATTGGCAACATCAATGTTGATGTTGTCACAAACGCATTGGCCAACTCCACCATGCGTATCATGGGACCCAAGTACATGACAGCAGGCATGGGCGATGCAGGTGCTTGCCACCCCAGAGACAACATTGCTCTGCGTTGGCTGGCCAAGGAATATGACATTGGCTATGACTTGTTTGACACCATCATGCATGCTAGAGAAATCCAAGCAGAAAACCTTGCCAAGTTCTTGATTGACGCCAGTCTTGAACATGGCGGCTTGCCCATTGTGATTCATGGCAAGGCTTACAAACCAGATGTGCCCTATTGCATTGGTAGCTACAGCACTCTTGTGGGACACTATGTGGCCAAACACGGTCACACTGGTCTCAAGTATGTGGATCCCCTGGCCGACGATCGCACAGACTGTGTAGACAGTGTTGATGGTCCTGCTGTGGTACTCATGGCACACAACCGCAAGATCACATTTGGTTACACTGGTGAACAAGCAGCTGATCCCGACTACTTTGTTATCAAACCAGGATCAGTTATTGTGGACCCTTTCCGTAAGGAAACTGAGCGAGCTGGATGCAAAGTCATACACTATGGTAACACACGAGGTAATTGAATATCACATCAAACCTTTTTGGGATGACCAGTTCAAAACCATATCCTATGTATATGAACCATTCAATGATCCAATCAGTGTAGAGCAATGGTTTCAACAAGGTTATCAAAGCAAGGTATGTGGTGAACTGGCTGATATGAGACATCAGCTACCAAAGTGGGCCTACAAGTTTGTTGACATTTATGAACAACAAGGTTGGAAAGATGTAGGCATTGCATTTTATCGTATGACCACAGGCACAGTGATGCCAGTACATCAAGATCTTTACAAACGTTACGTTGAACTTTTTGATCTGCAAGGTCGTGAACAAAGTATTCGTCGAGCACTGCTGCTGTTAGAAGACTGGAAGCCCGGACACTATTTGGAAGTCCGAGGTAAACCCTATGTGAGATGGCGCGCCGGGGATACTGTGGAATGGGTTTATGATGTGCCGCACATGGCGGCAAATATTGGTCTTGAAGATCGATATACCTTGCAAATTACAGGACACGTATGATCTATAGCCGCAATGAATGGGATCCATTAAAACAGGTAATTGTGGGATCAGCCAGCTATGCCAACTGGCCTGTGAGAGATCCTGTGTTTCGATTAGAAAGTGCAAAAACTACCTGGCACGAAACTCCAGTACCGACGGGCCCAGTGCCACAAAAAATCATCGACGAAGCCAACGAAGATCTGGAAGCTTTGGCCAATGCTTTGATCAAACTCGGAATCGATGTTATACGACCTGATCCTATAAATTTCCAAGTTCACGACGGCATGTACAATTATTGCCCGCGAGATCGTTTGCTGATTTGGAAAAACACCATTGTGGATCCAGCCATGATGTACCCATGTAGAGACATGGAATTACAGTGTTTGTATGATACTGTGGACGCAGCCGAGCATTATTTGCACATGCCCAGAAACGAAGGGTTCACATTGGACGCGGCCAATATATTGCGTTTGGATGATGCTATGTTGTTTTTGGAAAGCGCCAGTGGCAACCGTGCTGCCTACAAATGGCTGTGTGATAAATTCCCCGATGTAAACATTGAGCTGTGTAATTTTTACAGCGGAGTACACATAGATTCTACCATTGTGCCATTGAGAAAAGGTCTGGTGCTGCTGAACGCCGATAGAGTCAATGAACAAAACTGTCCCCGGGTGTTTAAAGACTGGGAAAAAATCTACATTTCAGATGTAGTAGCTCAAGATTTTTATCAATATCCCTACGCATCAAAATGGATAGCACTCAACATGTTGGTTGTTGATCCTGCCACAGTGATTTGTGATAAGTATCAAACTGAACTGATACGCAAATTAGAACAACATAATTTTACTGTGATTCCCATGGAACTGCGACACAGTCGCACTCTAGGTGGTGGATTTCACTGTGTTACCTTGGATACTTGGAGACAACATGCTTGATACTCGTGCTCTACAACAGCTGGTGCAACAGCAAATCGAAACAGAAGTGGCAGCAAAAATTGCTGACATCCTCACAGAAGATTGGCTACAAACTGTGGAACAAAGAGCTGTGCAATTTGTTCAAGACCGAATTGTGGGCAAATTTGCCAACAGCGAAGTGCTGCCCGAACTGATAGAAGCTGTAAAATCGTCGGTGCAAGATCTTTTTGCCACAGGACAAATTCCTGGGCTGGGCCAATATGTGGATCATGATCTAATCAAGCAAAATATTGATACCCGAACACAACAACTGATTGAAACCACCATCAACGAACTGACACAAGATCAAGTCTGGTTGGAAAAAATTGAACAACTGATTGTGCAACAAGTCACAAGAAAAACCACAAGCTTGTTGAGTGCAGTTGATTTGAATCCCATCGTGAAACAATACATAGAAACTGTGAGAGTCAAACTGCTGCCGGGCATACAGGATCAAAGCACCGGCGTTGAATTGACAGTGATGGATGACAATGTTGTGGTAGAAAACAATTTTACAGCTCGAGACATATCAGCAGTAAATTCTATCACTGTGAAAGATCTTGTGGTCAAGGGTTCCATAAACACAGACAATCACTCTTGGAATGCACTGGCTCAAAGTATCAGTCAAAAAACACTGGATCAATTGACTACAGAATGGCGCCAAACCCTGGTTGACCAAGTAACAGCACAAATCAGTCAACAAGGTATTGCATTTGACAACATCAAGATTGGTACAGAACCTCTGCTGAAAGATGGTCAGCTGTCTCCTGCTATCGCTCAAAGCAATCTGCGTCAGGTTGGTACTTTGACCGGACTCACAGTGGCCGGTGATGTAGATTTAAACAGCACAGTGACGGTGAGCAAAAAGCGTCTGGGCGTGAATACTCAAGAACCAGAGATGGCACTGAGTGTGTGGGACGAAGAAGTGGCCCTGATTGCAGGCAAACACAAAGCCAAAGTGGGCTATCTTGGCACAGCCAGAAAACAAGGTCTTGCCATCGGTATCAACAAAGTGCCAGCCATTGAAATTGATGAAGAAGGTTTAACTGCTGTTAAAAAACTACAGGTAGGAGTGCACCGAATCAGTCACGGCACAGAAGTACCCAACTATTCGGGCACCCGAGGTGATGTGGTATTTAATGCCAGCCCCACTGTGGACAATCCTGTGTTTGCCTGGCAGTGTCTGGGCGGATTCAAGTGGAAAGTAATCAGAGCAGTTCAATGAGAATCAGCTGGGTGATTGCAGACACCGCGGTCATTGATCCCACCGCCGATGTTGCTGAACTCAAAAACGTGGGACCGCTATGGGGTGGTTGGCGCACTTGGCGTGCATTCCAAACCGACAATGTGATCTGCTACAGTTTTGAAAAAGCTCGAGATCTAGTGACTCGGCAGTTTCAAAATCGGTGCAACCTATATGTAGCTGCCAAGGATTTTGCCAAATTGGACAGGCCCAGCGGCGTACAACTTTTTCATGGCGAATTTCCCGAAGAAATTTCTCAGCAGGACGAAATAGTGAGCCTGCATCTGGCCTCCGGACAAAGCGACATTGTGATCATGCTGGGTTTTGATCTAGCAGAAAAGCAAATAGCAGACACTTTGGCCAAGCACAACCATCATGTGTATCACCATTTGATAAGAACTCTGATCAAGAACATGCCAAATGTTCAATGGGTGGCGTTGGACCAAACTGTGCCTGTGGACAAATCTTACAAATTGCTGCCCAATTTTGCCATAGACACACTGCCCAATGTGCTAAAAATGTTTCGCAGTTGACCATGTATGTGTTTTGCTGTATAATTACAGCATGACTACACCTCGTATTGGCTTTTGTTGCAAATGGCTCAATGACCCCTCTGAGTGCGGGGGCATGAAGGTCAATGCTGTGGACCGTGACATCAACGGACGTTCAACTACTATGCGCTGGCTGCGTGAGCACAAAGATGAAGCCGAACAGCGTCAGTGGGACATCATGAACCACAATGCTCGTGCAGCTCTAAAGATGGTAGAGCGTGTGGGTACACTGCCCGCCGAGCGACGCATGGTGCGTCTGGGCAGCGAAATGCTACAAGGTTATACAGAACCCTCGTGGATTGATTGGTGGCAACGACGTGAAATTCAAGATCATTGCGAACGCATTTTTGCGCCGATTGGCGATGCTGCTCGTCGTCTTGGTGTTCGGATATCATTCCATCCGGGGCAATTTTGTGTACTTGCAAGTGAAGCAGACGAAATTGTTGAGCGATCAATTCTTGAATTTGAATATCACGCCGACATGGCGCGATGGATGGGCTACGGCTCAAGCTGGCACGATCATGGTTTCAAAATCAATGTTCACTTATCGGGCAAAGGTGGCCCTGAGAAGTTTTTACAAACACTCAAG